AGAGGAGTTAAACCTCTCTATCTATTGGGATAGACTGTCTCGGACTCTCCGCATTAAGTTGATATTATAACAAGTATTTAGTTACTTGTCAAGCATATTTGAGGCAATAGTAATCATCTGCCGATTTGACCAAGATACTTTGCCTTAGTTTCTTCCCAATTCATATAGATTAAATCATCAAGGAATAATGTATCATAGGAAACTTTGTCTTTCTTCTTTAGAAAGCCGATGCGACCACGAGCATGTTTCTCTTTCCAAATTTTCACAAGTGCTTCATAACTAGAGTCAAACTTTTTAACAAGTTGATTCTCTTTAATCTCACCACGCAAAAACTCATTCGTATTGGTATATAGTTCACTAAAGTAAATACCTCGAGCATGGTCTGAACGAATCAATTCTTTCGGTATCTTCATCTGTGCATATACGAATTGTAGTGAACGATTCTTATGGTCACGTTTGTATGGCTGACCTGAACCTTTTGTTGCAACATACCATTCAAAATATTTTCTTGCATGTTTAACTTTTAACCAATCACGAATCATGTAAATTGTTTCTTTCTCTGGTTCATATGATACAGAACCTGAGGTGAAACCCATCTTGTCCCAATAATCTAAACCATCATACTGAGATAGACCGCCAGCCTTTGTGTTACCATATAATGATGTTGTTGTAACACCAACCATGATATCACCATATTGTTGTTTCCATAATCTCTGCACTTCATCTGATAAACAAAGTAATGACAACAACTTGCCGCCAACATAATTATAACCAAGTGGTTGTGTTGGTACGATTGATGAACCGATGCCTGTATGGTTAATCATACCACCTTGTGTCTTCAATGTTCTATCCCAACCAATGTGTTTATCACGGGGTGTTAAGTCAAGGAAGTCGGATGAAATTGTAACGACACCAAGATACTTACTTGTCTTATTGTCTTTTACAATGAAGTGAAGATTTCGACCAATGTTACTGTTATTACGACCATTGGTAATGAAACTCTTTAATGCATTACAACGAACAGGCAAGTCCATGTTGCGTTCAATGTTATATGATACAACAGAACCATCAACACCTTTCTTAGTGCCTTTGCCTGAATCATCTGTATATTCAAGTACTGGTTCCAAGTCCATGTAGTCTTCTACACTTTCGGGAATCCAAATGTTACTCTTTGCTTCAGCAATATACTTTGCCTGTACAGGGTCTGCCAAGAATGTTTCTTCTTCACCAAAAAGTGTGTTAACACTTTCAGTAGGAAACTTGGACTTAATTTCATGCCATTTTTGATAGAGTGTATATTCTTTGACATCCATTGCGGAAACATATGTTAGTTCTTTAATCATACGTTCACGCAAGGCATTTTCGTCAATCACAGGCATTCTATCTTCAGGATTCTCCTCAAGAAATTTAGCCCATTGCACTTCTACATCATCAACTTTTTTCATTTTTTTCTTCTTACAATTTTCTTAATCAATTTTTCTTGTTTACGATTTGCCTGTAAGATGGATGCGGCACCAACATAATTGGTAAACTTAACACCGTTCAAGTGGTCGAGTTCATGTAGAAAACATCTTGCAGTAAGACCATCAAGTTTTACTTGTGTTCTCTCACCATTTTCATTTGTGTATTCTACTTCAATCCATTTTGGTCGTGGAAATTTTAGAAAGAAAGCAGGGAACGAAAGACAACCTTCGGTATCTTTTACGAGTTCTTCTGATACTTCAATTACTTTTGGATTGATACATGCCATTTGAAATTGGTCTGTACCAATAACAAACACACGTTCTTTTATTGCACATTGATTGGCAGACAAACCTAATCCATTATAAAGTTTCATTGTAAACTTCATGCGTTTAACCAAATGCGTCATGCTTGCGTTTGGTAGTACACCAACAAATTCAGGTATAACTTCCGATAACATAGGAAGTTTATCATCAAATACTTGTAAAGGTTCGACCTTTGGTTCGGCCTTCTTTACACCTGCCGCAACTGCGGTATCAATCGTTAAAATATCACTCATCTTTGTTTACCCAATCTTCTGAATATGTTTCCGCATCTTCTTCTGTTTCGAATCTGGCTGTGTAGTATACACCAGTTGCACTCTTTACTGTGGCAAAGAATCCATTTTCATCCTTGTATACTGTTGCCACCCTATTGTTATTGTCGCCGTAATAATTACTTAACTCTTTCATTTCATTATCCTACTAAAGTTATTTACCTTTTCAAATCGAATCACATTGGCAAACTTATCTACCAAAATATCACCTTTATGGGAAATGACAAACAAATTCACACCTTCAAGCATGTGAAGAATCTTCATTAGTTCTTCTGTGCCGTTTGTATCTAAACTTGAATCAAACACTTCATCAAGTATCAACAGATTGGTGTTTGATGAATTCTTTAACTTAGCAACTGCACGCCATGTTAACATCAATGCCATATCAATACGTTGTTTTTCACCTTCACTAAAATTGTTGTAGGTGAAATCATCACGGTGCCTTGACTTGATTGTTTCTTTGAATGATTCATCAAGGTTAAAGTTCACAAAGAAATCTAGTGATGCCAAATACTTGTTCACCAACTTGTTGATGATTGGTAAGTATTGTTTGATAATCTTTGTTTTGATACCAGTATCTTTCAACAGACCAGAGGCAACTTCAAAATAAGATTTCTCATCAATTAAGTGTCTTAAATTACTCTTTAACTCAGTTAATGTATCATTTAATGTCTTTAATTCCAGTTCTTCTTTTTCTGTAGAAGCCTTGTTAGTTTTCAATTCTTCAATTTGTTTTTCTAGTCTGGCAATATATCTGTTTGTTTCAACGATAGAAGTATTCTTGGTTGCAATCTCAATCTGTAATGCCTGAATTCGTTTTTGAATTTCAGTTATTTCATTCAGTTTAGTTTGCTCTGCCAATAACTTAACTTCTAATTGGGATAGACCGTGTTCACACTCTTGAGCCTTAGTTTGCAAAGTTTGTAACTCCGTTTCCTTAAACTCGGAGGCAATGGCCTGCCTGCACGTTGGACAATCATCATTGTGCTCAAAGAAACTGATATCCTTTCGAAATTTGGATATGTTGCTTTCAATCTGAGATTCAATTTTTGTAAGTTGTTTGACCTTATTCTCAACCAAAGTCTTTTCTGCCACCATGTTTTGATGCGTTTCGACTTGTGAGGAGAGGTTAGCAATTTCACCATGTAAGGTTTGTATGGTACTCGTATTGATTCGTATCTCACTAACATATTCAGTTACCTTGTCTTCATTGTTTTGTTTCAGTCCTTTGATATGTTTATCTTGTAAATCATATCGTTGTTGTGTTAATTCAATTTCAGATTTACTTTGAATCATCAAATCTTTATTGTTGGTCAACCTATCCTTTAACAAACTATTCATGGAAGAAAAGATTTGTATGTCTAATAAGTCTTCAATGATTGCTCTTCTATCAGAAGAAGATAGTTGCATGAAAGGAACGAATGATGCAGAACCAAGAATTACAATTTGTGTAAATGATTTGTAATTCAGTTTAAGAATAAACTTCTCAAGGAATTCTTGATAGTCTCTTGCAGCTGCATCTTGATTCAATAACTCACCATCACAATAGATTTCAAACTTATTAGGTTTGATACCACGAATAATCTTGTATGCTTTGTTATTGGTATTGAATTCAACTTCAACAATACAATCTTTACTGTTGATTGAATTTAATAGGTTTGGTTTGTTGACATTACGAAATGCTTTACCGAACAAACCAAAACACAATGCATCAAGCATTGTTGATTTGCCAGAACCATTCTCACCAACGACAAGTGTGTTGGTATTGGTGTCTAATTTTATTTCAGTAAAGTAATTACCAGTTGAAAGTAAATTCTTCCAACGCACATAACGAAAAGTTATCATTCAGTAGTTTCTGTATTCAATGCCTCAATGTAGAGTTCTCTCATCAGAGATTTTAGTTTATCACTCTCAACATTCAAAGTCAAATTATCAATATATTTTCCAAGTATCGTCATTGTGTCTTCTGCTTGGTCGATAAGTTCTTGGTCATTCTCAATAACTATATCTGTAAAATCTTCAACGATTGATATGTCTGACACACC